AAAAAACAGGGCCACCATTGGCAGCCCTGACAAAACAACTATGAAAACATATCAAATGTAATCATTTTTTTATTCTTCAAAATCAATTTTATTCACATTAGTAAACCTTGCCTTCTATTATGCTTTTAGTTATTACCTTGTAATTGCCCTGATTATCCAACGTCAAGTGTATAAACCCATGATTCCACTGGTTATGAACTCCCATGTAGGCAGGAAATAAATCACATAAACACCCATTTGAATAGCAGGAATAAGGATACTCACCTAAATTCTTACCCATATCCTGAGTGCTGCGATGAAAGTGATTAATGATAACAGACTTGTTTAGCTTTAACCTTGCTGAACGTGCAGGGTTAACACCGCCTGACATTAAACCTATTTCGTGTCCATGCAATACAGCCATCTTACCTGCCCAAATTATTTGCTTATCGTAGATGACTTGTATACGATGTTTAGTACATTCCAACAAGTCTTCTAACCTCATTCCGGGCAGATCAAATAATTCAGGGCATTTCTGCATGATCCACTTTTCAAACCTTATATCGTGATTTCCGTACTTGTAAAGTATAAGCGCATTTGGAAACATATCCCTTAAACCTTTTAGAAAGGCTCTGGCTGTGTCCATTTCATAAGATACACTTCGTTTCCTGATGTCCTTTTCGTGTCGGCTAATCAAAGAAAAGTCTATTAAATCGCCATTGATTAAAATAGTGTCCACGTTCTGTTGTAAGCCATATTCCAATGATGCAAATAATGCAGCGTCATCATGGTAAGGCAAATGTATATCACCAATCACCAATATATTCTTGTTAGCCTTTGGCAAATAGTATGGCTCTATCCTTTCCGTATCGCCTTTGGGTAACGTCTTTTTAAGGGCCTCAAGTTGCTTTCTGAAGTCAACGTGCATTGTCCTCATAGCTTGACCTCTTGCACCTTTAATCAGTCTAACAATATCCCTTACTTGTTCAACTGACTTCTTAAAATCAGGATTGTTTTTTACAAACGCCTTAGCAGTTGTTAGGTTAGGTAAGTCAGGATGTTTTAGTATGAACTTTTTTAATTCAGCAGTTAAAGGATTTTCAATCCTCTTGTTCTTGTTGGTTTGCGTCATATATGTTTTTTAATGATTGATAAGTCAAATCAATAGCCATGCGCCTTATCTCTATTATCCTTTCACGTTCACGCTTGCTCATCATGGCTGTATCTATCTGCTCAACCATTGAATAAGCATTGAAACAAGCTGCAATTATTTCACCATCAGATTCTCCATAAACACCTTCAAACTCTAACTCTTCAGAATCGGATGTACTTGGTGTTTCCATTTTGTTTTATGGCTTTTAAAACTTGGTTTCTGTTACCTGTTTTCCTATAACTAACATGCACCCAATCAGGGTGCTCATTATCTCCAAACTCCCAGATAAGTTGGTCAAAGGTACAATTATCTTTTATCCAATCAAATATCAGCTTGTTATTCAGGTCATTCTGACTATCAATATCAACAGCGCATCCATCCATGTGGTCTGAAGTCGCACTCCCTCCAATAGCACGATTTAAACGCTTGCACCTGTAAAATGAAGTTATGAAAAATGCGTGTGGAATATTATCTAAGATATTTATACACACCTCTTTTGCGTTGTCAATAATACGCAGTTCAGGCATGAATTGTTCATCAAATCCACGCCTTTTAGCGGTGTCGCTTTTCGTTACGTCTGCAACGGAAAATTTATTGCTCAGTTTCATCACTAAGTATATTTACAAATTCATTCAAAACACCACCTGCAACCATCATCCAAAACGCTGCCTTATCATCCCCTGCAAAATATGCACTACCTGCACATGTAGCAATGATTCCTTTCATAGCAAGTAGCCACCTTTTAACATTCTTAGGTGTTGGCTTTAAATAGCTTTTCCAAGCCTTTAGAACCATATCTTCTTTATGTAATATAAAGCAGCAAGCGCACCTGATACTATTGCTATCAGTCCTGCAATAGCACTTATAACAGGCTGCCAAATGATAACATAGTGAATGAAAGCACCTGTGCCTGATAATACTGTTAGTGAATCTGCTATTGAGTCGTTAAAGTTTTTCATCTCCCTTGTCCTCTGTATTCTTTGAATGATTCGTGTTTGTTTATTTTCCTTTTGGCCACACCTGTTTTCTTCTTGCCAAAAGATTTTTTTATATTCTGTTTGTTGCTGCCCTTTGCCATTATCTAAATAATTCCCAGTTCTTTTTATCTTCGTTCCAAGTATATTTTTTCCCATCATTTGGGTATTCTATTGGAGGATTCCAAATATATTGCGAATTTAAAACCCAACTTTCAAATGGTTTTGGTGCGATAAAAGCATCATTTTGTTTATCATAAAAATATCCTATTCCTGCAAAGTTTTTGCGGATTTTAGCATTATATGATGTTTGCACCCATATTGTATCTTCACCATGTATTGATTTAAGATATTCAATACCTTGTTTTTCTGTTTCAGCATTTATATTATCAACTACTGAAACATGAGTTACAATATTATTTTCATCTAATTTTGCAAAGTGTGCCATAGTTATTGAAATTTATATCTAACAATTACAATCCCTGAACCGCCAGTTGTTGCACCTATTGTTGCACCACCTGCACCACCACCTGTATTTGCTGAACCTGGAGTACAATCGCCTCCAAGACCTCCTCCATTACCACCTCCCCCTAATCCACCATTTGCAGGCCCTCCAAAACGTAGTGAACCACCACCACCACCTGCATAATAAACTAAATTGCCTGTAACTAAAATATCATTTTGCAATCCATTACCACCATTAGCTACATTGCCTGCCTGTCCTGCACCACCACCACCACCGCCATCTGTACCACCTGCAGGAGAATTTGCTCCGTCATTTCCTTGTCCTGATGTACCTAATCCTTTTGTTCCTACTCCACCATTTGTAGCACAAGCACCACCACCCGAACCACCATTGCCACCATTAGTTTTGCCAGCACCTGCCGCACCACCTCTACCTCCACCGATAGAAGTTAAACTAAATATACTCGAGTCACTACCATTTGAACCAATAGCACCACCTGCGCCAATAACAACAGGATAAGTTCCAGCACCTTTATTTTCTGTTCCTGCTAATAACCCACCTGCGCCACCGCCACCTCCCCAGTTACCTGTATTAGAAGCACCACCACCTGCAACAATTAAATATTCCACATCTCCTGCACCTGATGTAATAACAAAATTGCCATTACCAGTAAAAGTATGAATTTTATAATCACCATTAGTTGTTATAGTTCCTCCTGTGGCTTGTATAAAACTTACACCGCCATAAACTCTCGGCCCTACTTTTATATATTTTCCAAACATTAGAAATATACTATTACTGAACCGCTTGTTAATTTTACTTTTGTAATTTGTTTGCCCGGATCGGTTGGCAGATACATCCCTGCTTTAACAGTCTTTGCGCTTAAGCCTTTAGTGCTTAACACATCTACACTGCTAATTTCAAGTTCTGCAATTACTGCATCTTCGTTTACCACGATTGATTCTGCGTAACCTGTCCATGTTGTTGTTCCTGTGATAAGGTAAAAACCGCCTTGTCCAGAAATCTTTTCTAATGCTGTACTCATTTTAGTTTGGTATTTGACATCTATTTATTGTTTGTGCTATTTCAAAGTTTAATCCCATGCGCCATCCATTCACCAAGTCAGGCAATGCCTCTCTCATTGGTTCAAGTGATACGCTCTGTGATAGTAAGTAATAATCCTGATACGAAGGGTTGGTCATGGCTGCATAAATATCTTGAGCAATACTTAACGTATCGCTTAATGTATGCAACTCATTTTCCTGTGATGCCCTCTGTATATCCATAACCATTACTTCCATATTTATTGTAAGTGTTTTTTCAGCAATATTTGAGGTCAATACATTCGCCCATACCAAAGGATATTGTTCCTGTTGGCTTGCAGCAATGTCTACTTCCTCTCCAAAATAGAAGCTACTTACTTGGGCGTGCGCTGCGCAAACTTCGCTTAAAAGGCTTACTATCTTGTTTAATGTTGTGAACTCCACTTAGGTATATTTTTAATTTTTCTATGTTCTTTTTACTCGGTTTCATGTTAACAAAAGGTGCATGGTTTTCTTGCCATCAATGGACTGCGTGGAATACCCTGAAAATTGTACTCACCACTGCAACAATTATCATCACCCAATACCATTCCTGAAGTGTAATTAGTACGCTTCGCCAAAATAGTATCAATGTCCACATCAGGCTGATTAAGATACAATGGATAAAGTGTTTCATTTGCTAACAAGTATTTAGTTAATCTTTCTGCATACCACTCCGCTTTATTCTTTGCCCTATCCATAACAACCATCAACTCATCCAAGTTAGCAGGCTGCATGTTATCAGCATTTTGAACTCCAACTGCCTTGTTGAAATACTTGTAGTTCATGTTCAATGGTAACTCATATCTGCAATACCATATCATTGTAGGCTGAATGTATAAGTCTAATAATGTTTTGTTAGCATCTGTTAGGCTTGCAGTTCTTACTTGGTTAATCACTTCGTTATACATGGAAGTTCCCAATATAGGCAGGATATAAAAGTTCTGAACGTCATAGATAGTCGGTGTAACAACCTTCATATCCACGTTGTCCTGTAATATACTCTCTGCCTTTAATGTTGCTTCACTTAGAAGCATTACTTTTACTGCCATTATCTTGCTCTCTTAACTAATTCTTGTTGCCAAATATGCCTACAATAAGGCACGTTAGTTCCTGTTTTTGGGTCATGATACCATCCACCACGTTGTTTAAAAGCATCATAATCAGGTATGCCGTAAATCTGCCCTAACTCTGTGCTGATGTTATCAATATCCTCCTTAGAAAAATAGCGTGGATTGCTTATCATTGCTTTACAGAATGGCCTTGATTGTCCTTTTAATGGTGGCGCATCAGGCCTTTCTACATATCTATACCTGATAAACAAATCCTCAAAACTTGGTATCTCTTTTTTTTCGCCTTTGCTCGTTGGTGTTATCGTATCGCCTACCTTAATCAAACCCTCTGCTAAAAGCGTTTCTAATGCACCTTTAATATCTGTTTTGTTTGACTCTAATATCTTAATCAAAGCGTCTTCAGTTATTTCAGGTGTCTTAACAATAAGGTCAAGTACGCCCTGTTCTAACTTTGTCAAAGCAAACTGCTGTGAACTCATCATGTACTTTCTCATCTTTACTGACGTAAAGTTTTCAATAGGTTCACCATACTTTGAAAATATAGCAAAGTCAATATCATCATCAGCAGGTATGTCGTATTTCTTTAAGTCAATATCAAACGCTGTTTGCTGTATAGGTGCAGGTGCGTTTTTACTTTGTGAAACAGTTAGCTGCCCTTGTTCTAATGGTTTCCTTCCTACAATCTCCCTCATCTCATCCATTGTCATAATGTTTTCCAATACCGCCTCACCAAATGATGGCATAATAGGCTCAATAGGCTTAATCCTTAACTTGCCCTTTATAGGCGCAAAGTAGTTATAAACCATTTCCTGAATATCCTGCTTTGGTGTAATGTACTTGTTCTGGAACAAATTGAACGCATCAACCATTTCATTCCTGCCACCAAGTTGCCCTTCTACCCTTACGCCAAATAACATAGGACTGGTTACCTTATGCCCTACAAATATCTCCTCTTGGATTGTTTTGTTTAGCGCATCGTAGCGTTTGTCAAAGTCATCACCATTTAACGGCAATATCTCAGGCACTCTGTTAGGGTCATCCACAAAGTCAATAACCATACTACCTGCTGCATCCGTATCTGTAAACTTGTTTTTCAAACGCCTTTCAGTTGACTTCATTTCCTCATCACTCGGCACGCCATTTTTGAAAACAATCATACGGCTTCCTTTGAATCCGTTTTGTATTTCTGCCCTATGAAAGTTAGCAATTTCCGCATCTGTTATGATAGCAGGGATAGCACCGATATATTCAGGTAAAGTGTAAGTCCTTAATCCCGGCCTGTATGTTTTATAGTAATATATGCAAACGCCTTTGTTTTTATCAGGTGAGTATGCAGGATGTGTTTCGTATTCATCAGGCTTTAAATTGGTGCGCTCGTTTCCGCTTTCATCTAACCAATATTCCGATACATAAAACTCACTATTGTCCCTATTGCTTCTAACTGTGTTATAATCCACATGATACAACTCAGCCATTTCACCTTTCTTGTTATGCACTACCTTTAAATAAAAACCACCATAAAGCAGTTCATCTAAGGCAGTCTTTTTCATCAGGTCGTTAAGCGTTTCATACGGATTAGGATTGTCTACAAATGCCTTTAGTTTGATAGTATCAGCATCCTGCATATCATTGGAATCAAAATCCCATCCCTTGCCTGCAATGTATAACTGCTTATCGGTGCA